TGACGCGGCTTCGCGAGCACCTGGACGACGCGATGCAGCGTGACGGCCTCCAGTCCGTCTCCCGCGCCGGTCACCGCGCGGATGCTGGGGATGGCGCCTTCCGCCTCGGACTCGGTGTCGAACGGGCCGAAGGCGGCGAACACGGTGCCCTCTTCGTTCTTGCGCAGGACGACGGCCTGTTGCTTGTCGCCGAGATCGATCATGTGACCCATGTGTCAGCCCTTCGGATGGTCGGTGCGTGCGGTCGCCAGCGCGCGATCAAGCTCCCGTTCGAGCAGGTGGTTGATGATCCAGTTCTGCGACCGGCCCTGCCCTTCCGGCGTCTCCGCGAACACGGAGAGTTTCTGCTGCACCCGGCCGTTTATGCGGAGCGTGGTCCTGATTCGGTCGTCTGGCATACCCCCGATCTTACCATTGTTGACGCCGGAGTGGTGTCAGGTGACCACCCGTTTCCGCGTGGCCCGTCGCACCGCGCGGAGGATGCCCGACGTGATCGAGAGAGCAAGGATCATCACGCCCGCACCGGTCAGAAACCACACGGGAAACGGACGTACGGGGCGGTTGGTACGGCTGCCTGCGGACATGTCTGCCTCTCTGAATATTGCCGTGTACCGCATAACTGACGCATGATGATCGAGGGGACGCGTAAAGGTCGCGGTTAGGGGAGGTCAAGACGTGGGAACTTCCGGCGAGGGGAACCGGCCGCGCACCGGCCGCGGGAAGTGGATGCGTACCCCCGCGTACGCCGACCGTGACCGCCGTGCGGCCGAGATGTGGGCTGAGGGCGAGACGTTCGAGACGATCGCCGCCGAGCTCGACTACGGCCACCGAGGTCACGCCCATCGCGCCGTGAAACGGCTGTTCGCCGGCATCGATGACGAAGGCCGGGAGATGATGATCCGGCGCCACCAGGAAGCGCTGGACCTGCTCACCCGGACGGTGATCACCGTGATGCGCACGGATCACTACGTGGTGTCCGACGGCCGGGTGGTCAAGGGCGAGGACGGCCTGCCGCTGATCGATGACGGCCCGGTACTGCACGCGGTCAATACCCAGATCCGCGTGCTGGACCGCTACGCCCGGCTGATGGGCCTGGACGCCCCGAAGCGTGTCGAGCACACCGAGGCCGCGTCGACCGATCTCGACAAGGCCGTGCAGGAACTGGTCACTGAGCTGTCCGCACGGGCGGACGGCGCACCGGTCCCACCGGAGTGACGCTGGCGGCTGTCGCGCGCCTCGCCGAGGGACGATCGGGCGAGGAGATCGCGGCACTCACCGACCGAGTGCGCGCCGAGGCCTCCCGCCTGCGCACCGCGCGCCTGCATGCGACACCGCTGGATCTTGCGGTGTCCTGCGACCCGACGCTGGTCCGCACGGCCGCGCTGGATCTGGTCAACGCCCGGATCAACGCGACGGTGAACGAGCCGGGCGGGCGCCTGGTCGTGAGCCTGCCGCCTCAAGAAGGCAAGACTTCGCTCCTGCGCTGGACGTGCGCGCACACGCTGATCAGGCGGCCCTCGACGCGCCTGGTCTACGCCTCCTATGCCGCGTCGCTGGCCCGCACGTCGGGACGCACGGTGCGCAGCTTCGTCAAGATGCACGCGGCCGACTGGGGGATCACGGTCGCACTCGATCACGCCGACGCCTCGGACTGGCAACTGGCCGGCCACCCGGGCGGCATGTTCACCGTCGGCACCGGCGGCGGCCTGACCGGTCGCCCGGCGGACGGCCTGATCGTTGACGACCCACTGGCCGGGCGGCAAGAGGCCGACTCCGAGGCGATGCTGACCGCGATGCACGACTGGTGGCAGTCGGTCGCCCGGACACGCCTCGCGCCCGACGCGTGGGTGATCGTGGTGCAGACCCGCTGGACCGAGGACGACCTAGCGGGGCGTCGGGTCGCCGAGGGCTGGCCGTTGGTGAACATTCCCGCGCTGGCCGACGGGCACGCTCCCGACGCGCTGGCCCGTCCGGTGGGTGAGTGGCTGATCTCGGCACGCGGTCGCACCGCGCAGGACTGGCTCGATACCCGCCGCGACGTCGGCGAGCGCGAGTTTCAGGCGATGTATCAAGGTGCGCCTGCCGCGCCCGAGGGCGGCATCTTCCGCCGAGCGTGGTTCGCCCGGGACCGCGTGACCGAGCGCCCGCCCGGCCCGGTGCTGGTGATGGTCGACCCGGCGGACAACAGCGGCGATGGTGACGAGGCGGGCGTGATCGTCGGGTCGATGGACGCGGCGCGCCGGGTGTACGTCGGGCCCGACTACTCGGGCCACTACACGGCGGCGCGCTGGATCCGGGTGGCATTGCTGGCGGTGGTCCGCCACCGCGCCGGGTCGCTGGCCTATGAGCAGTCGCTGTCCGGCCTGGACCGCAGCACCAAGCACGGTTGGCGCTCGCTGCGCCAGCAGGCCACCATCCTGCACCGCCTCGCCGAGCAGTTCGGCGACGACCTGGACGCCGAGCCGTCCGCCAGCGTGATCGCCGCTGCCGCCGCCGAGCTCACGCACCCGACCGACCCGCTCGAAACGGTCGCCGAGGTGCGCGCCGAACTGATCGAACTCTGGCCGCTGGTCGGCGTGGTGCTCGACGTCTATCCGGACACCGGCCCGATCATCCGCCGCGTGACCGCGAAGGGCACGAAGGAACTCCGCGCGCAGCTGGCCGCGCCGCTCTACGAACAGCGCCGCATCTCCCACATCGGGCACCTGACCGCGCTAGAGCACCAGATGGCCACGTGGCAGGTGGGCCAATCCAGCCCTGACCGGATGGACACCGCCGTGCACCTCGTGATGCAACTGACCGGCACCGGCCCGGCGTCGCTGGAGCGACCCGTGGGAACCATGCCGACGCGTTCCACGAAGCCGCCGCGCTCTCCCCGTGGCGCCGCGATCACGAGGAGTACGACGCGATGAGGGACCGATGCCAGCGCAGGCCGCTGACCGCATACGAGGCGTGGAAGGTGGCCACGGGCAGCGCGCGACTCCAGCGGGTCCGACGGCGCACGGGTGAGGCCCGCCGTCCGATCCGCCACTGCGCCACCTGCTCGGCGTGGCACGTGGGCGTACGACGGTGACCGCGCAGATCCCGCGATCGACGGGCGCGCTGCACGGCCCGGCGTCGTCGCCGCGCCAGGTCCGTCAGGTGATCCTGCGCGTGGAGGAACCGCAGCCCGGCATGCTGCGCCTGACCACGCTGTCCGCCTCGGGCTGGTCGGTCGCGGTACGCACGCCGCACGAACTCGCACGGGCGATCGCGCTGGCGTTCACCGAGGCGCAGGTGGCCGCCTATTCGCGGTGGCGCGGCCACGAGTACGACGCGGAGGAGATGATCCGGCGACCGTCCAAGCCGCGTCGCCGGTCCACCGAACGCTGCGACGTGTACGACCCGCGCGAGTGGGTCCTGACCAGGGACGGAAGGTGGAGGGCGCCCGGTGGGAACATTTATCGTGAGCAGACCGCTACCGTACAGAGTGTGATGCAGCGCCGCCTACGCCTCGGACTCACGGCACGGCCGGACCCGGTGGATAAGCGCGGACTGCTCGGTGGAGAGGTGGGGGCAACATGATCGACGTGCGAGTGCGGACGTACGTGGCGCGACCGGTCGACGTAGAGGCCGTGATGTGGCCCGGGTCGGCGTCGGCTGCAGAGCCGGTGCTGCGCTGGATCGGTGCGCGCGGTGGTGAGGCACTTTACTGCGGTCCGGAGTGCATGACCCGCGGTGAGCACCTGCAGATCAGCCGCGCGGGCGGCGTGACGCCGGTGTACCCGGGTGACTGGGTGGTGCGCGGTGTCGACGGCACGTTCGACGCGGTGCGCCCGGCGACGTTCGGCGCGCTGTACGACGAAGTGACCGACTACCCGTCGGATCTGCCGAACCTGATCCGGCAGGCGGCCGGGCTGTGAACGCGGTGGCGGTGGCTGCCGGGCTTGCCTTGCTCGGCGTCGCCGCTGTCACCGCGATGCGCCACCCGCGCAGCGGTGTCGCGCCGGTGCTCGCTGCGGTCGGACTGTTCGCCGCCTCGGGCGTCCTGATGGTCGTGACCGGCCTGACGATGGTGACATGGGGATGAATGACAACGTGGTGCGCGGCCGGTGGTTCCCCGCGTCGATAGTGCTGCCCGAGTATCGCGAACCGTGGCGGCGCTGCTACGTGCTGGCCGGCGACGGCGGCCTGTACGTCTACAAGAGCCCATCCGAGGACGCGCACTGGCACGCGGGCGTGGACTGGTCGGCCGTGACGCTGCCCCGTGACGACCACGCCGCCCGCCGTGGTTTCGAGGTGCGCACGGCACTGGGCCTCGCGGTGGTCACCCTCGGCACCGGCTGCCGCTGCGGTCAGCTCGGCCGATGGGCAGGCCCACTGTGGGCGAGGTCTGAGATGGTGAGGGCATGACTCCGGAGGAGTCGCCCGCCGATTTCGCGCACATGATCCCGGTGGAACTGACCAGCCGGATCGTGCACTCGATCGCCGAGGTGAACATCCAAGCCCCCGTTATTCGCTGCGCTCAGTGCGGCATGAGTCGCATCCCGCTGTCGGCGAACTCATGCCCCGGATGCAGCGCGTGTCACGGGTGGGCGCAGATCCAGGTAACCATCGGTGTCCGGTGATGCCTGAATGGCTGGCGCGGGCGCTGATCTGCCCGTGGTGCCTCGGATTCCGACTAGGCCCTGGGCACCTGGTTAAGCGCTACCTGTTCGGCTTGTGTCGCGACTGATGCCTGGATGGTTCACGCCCTGGTGGCTCGCGCTCGACGCTCTGGCCGCGTACCGGCTGACCCGCCTGATCACACGCGACTCGCTGCCCGGCCTCGCACGCCTGCGGGATGCTGCCCTGGATCGCTGGCAGGGCGGCGCGTGGGCAGAGCTGATCGAGTGCCCGTGGTGCGTCGGCTGGTGGGTCGCGTGCACCGTGCTCGCAATCCACGCCATCGCGCCGGGACTCTGGCCGTGGGCAGCCGCCGCGCTGGCCCTCTCGGCGGTGACTGGCCTGCTGTCCGAGTGGGTGGATCGATAGGAGGCGTGGGTGGCCCTGCTGGATCACCTCCTGATCCGCTCCGCGCCGAGCGCCGCCCGAGAGCAGCCTGACCTCTCCCCGTTCTGGCGTGCGCAGCGTGGCACCCGCGTGCTGCGCGCGGACGGCCAACGGTGGGACCTGACGAAGCGGGACGCGGGGAATCGGATCGCGGTGCTGCGCCAGCAGTGGCAGGCCGACGCGTGGGACTACCGCGACATGATCGGGGAGCTTCGCTACGCGCAACGCCTGCTGGCCCGCAGCGTGACCCGCGTGCGGTTCTACGCCGCGGAGTTGCGCGACTACCCCGAAGGTCCGGCCGAGTTGTCCGGCACCGACCATGACCTGGACACGCAGCTAGCCGCCGATGCGGTGGCGAACTTGTCGCGCCTGCCGATGGACGACGGGCCCGACGGGTTTATCGCCGCGCTCACGGAGAACATCGAGACGGCCGGCGAGGCGTGGGTTCACGGCGAACCGCAGGGTCGCTCCGACGAACTATGGACGGTGCGCAGTATCAGCGAGATCACCTCCGCAGGCGATCAGGTGATGCTCTCGGAGCTGCCGAACAACGCCCTGTCCGGCCAGCGGATGATCGGTCCGGACGAAGAGCTGTTGCGGTGCTGGGTGCGTCACCCGCGATGGGGGCAGTTGGCCGACGGTCCGCTGCGCGCCATGCTCGACGTGCTGGAGGAGATCGTCCTCACCGGCCGGGAGATGCGCGCCGCCAGCCGCTCGCGCATCGCGGCGAACGGCGTGCTGTTGATCCCGGATGAGCTGTCCCTGCTGCGCCCGCGCGGCGACGAAGAGGCAGAGGCCACCTTCGCCGCGCTGGATGACGACTTTTTAAACGATTTCACGCAGGACATGATCGCGCCGATCCGCAACGAGGGCGACGCGGGCGCGGTGGTCCCCCTGATCCTGCGCGGCCCGGCCGAGCACCTGAAAGAGGTGCGCCAGGTCGTACTGCAGCGTGACGACGCCTCCAAGTTGGAGGCGCGATTGTCCGGCGCGGTGCTGCGGATGCTCAAGGGCCTCGATATCCAGCCCGAACAGGTGCAGGGCATGGGCGCGTCCAACCACTGGACGGCGTGGCTCATCGAGGCGAAAGACGTCCGCCAGCAGGTAGAGCCGACCTCGGCCATCGTGGCGTCCTGCCTGACGAAGGCGTTTCTGCGCCCCGCCCTGCTCGCTCTCGGCCACGATCCGGAGCAGGTCCGCCGGGTGATCGTCGCGAACGACGTGTCCGATCTGGTGGAGAATCCGGACCGCAGCGCCGACGCGAAGGACGCATGGGACCGTGACGCGATCACCGACGAAGCGCTGCGCGAGGCGCTGGGTTTCGACACCGACGACGCCCCGGACGCCCATCAGCACCTCACCCGCCT